ACCAAGCAAACATAATGCTTAACAGCTTTATTAATAATAAATGCAATTGTTACGGTAATAATTATTTAAACAATAATATGTACTAATATGGCAAGTTGTGGTAAGTGTGGTACTAAGGTTGGTTGTGGCTGTCAGTTAATTAATGGACTATGTGCAGCGTGCAATCAGAAATTAAAACAAGCAACTAAAAGAGTAAAAGATGTTATATCCAAGACTTACAGATTGTATTAGTTGTACAACAATCCCAGTTCTTATGGCAGACATTGATTGTAAGCTTACAGAGTTGGCTAATGATGAATATAATAATATTGTATTCTCTTTAAATTATTATACAAACGGACCTGTGATAGGTGATCTTCTTAATTACAAAAGAATCTTAACATTTAAGTATTGTAATCTAGATTACGGAGCACCGTTCACTGTAGAACAGATAGCAAGTAGAGTTAAACTATTAATTCATAAATAAAATAAAAACATGTCTTGTTCAAATTGTTTTAACGGATGTGCTGAAATAGTTTCAGATAAATGTGTCAGATATACAGGAATCAATGTCCCTGTTCTAGGAATAGAAACAGGAGATTCTCTTTCGTATGTTGAACAGGCTCTGATAGAATTTCTTACATCCACATTAAATGGCACAGGAATTATACCTATTGTTGATCCAACAATTATATGTGAGGCTGTAACAGCTAAGCTCCCTACCTGTGGAGATCTTACATTAAATGCTTATATATCAGCCCTTATTGAAATTGCTTGTGATATACAGGATCAAGTGAGTGCAATAGATGTTGAGCTTGCAACATTAAATGCTAATTACACTATAGATTGTTTAGAAGGTGTAGCTTCAAATGATGGTACACATGATGTTTTACAAGCTGTAATAAATAAACTATGTGCTCTTGAAATTGATATAACAGCTCTTGCTCTTGACCTAGATACAAACTATGTTAAGATTTCAGAACTAGATGTATTGATTCAGGCATACCTAGATAGTTTACCTGCATCATCTTTACAATCAAGCAAAATGATCCCTTACGCTGCTGTTGAATATTATGGCTCTTTGAGCTATTTTGATGCTACAGGAGCTGGTCTTGGTGATTGGGATAAGATATATCTATGTAATGGTTTAAATGGAACTCCTGATAAACGTGGTAGAGTTCCTGTTGGAGCGATTGTTGCTGTTCCTGGTGGAGCACTTAACTCTATTGTAAATCCTGCTGTTGCTGGTAATCCAAACTATGCTGTAGGAGATGCTATATATGGTGCTAACACTGTTACACTTTCTGCTTCTCAGATTCCTGCACACACGCACGCAGCTACAGTTACAGACACACACTATCACTTCCTTGCTACAAATGAATCCACTGGAACAACAAGTGTGGTGGATAGTACAAATGGTGTAGCTAGACAGGGTACATATGCTACAAATGAAGAATATGCACTTCGCCCTTCAGCAGATCCTATAACATTAGGAAGGTCTAGTACAAAACAAGGGACTATAGCTGTTACGAATGCTCCAAATGTTGGAGGTCAATCTCACAGTAATATTCAGCCTACGCTTGCTTGTTACTACATTATTTACATTCCTTAATAAATAAACTCCAAACAATGGCTTGTGCCCCAGGAACTCCATGTAACCCTGTACAGGTGGATGTTACTCCAAAGAAATGTAACAATGGCTGGTTTGCTGGTTACCCAGTAAATAGTAGTCTCATCTGTTACAATGGACCAAACTTACCAAATTCAGGGGTGATCACTGGAGATGACTTAAACGTTGTGCTAGGTAAACTAGATGACGAACTTGATCCCGTGGTGCTAGTTCAAACAATAATTCAAATACTCCAAACTAATCCAGCTCTTAAGGTGGTGTTTTGTGAAATAGTAAATGAATGTCTAGCCCCTTAATAAATAATTAAAATCCTGTTTTGTTGGTTTTACAGGGTTTCCCTCAGACTTAGGTTTGGGGGTTTTTTGTTTAAACTATAACCATTTTGATTATTATGGATAATCTAATTAATTAAATAAATTTGGAGAATTTCAAAAAAGATTCGTATCTTTACTCAATTTTAACCAAATAACAACACTATGGTGGGCAATCAACATTTACTAGATCAGCTTCAGCAGATGCTAAATTGGAAGAAAAGTAAAAAGTTTTACGCAGAAAAGCTAGGAGTTACAGAGGTTGAGGTGGATGAATTGATTAAGGAACTTAAAAAGAATAGTGAATCTATAAGAAATGAAGCAGAGGCTTCTGAATATATAAGTGCTCTTGAGGAGACAATAGTTAGGTTTGAGGAAGATTTTATAAAAGGTACAGGAGAAATAATCATGAACTCCCCAGAAGAGATTCGCTCTCTGGAAGAACTAATAGTGAAGTGCAAAATAGATACAGATGTTTGGGAGATTAGTAAATATGTCCAGAACTATTGGGGAAATGGTGATAATCCACGTTGGCAGGTTAAGGCTTGGCTAAACAAGAAATCAGATAAAGAAGTTTTTCAAAGCTCATTTATAGAATTTTTAGATTCATATTCTCCTGTATCTCAGGACATTATGTCTCCAAAGATGTATCCTGGGAAGAATCAAGCTGCTCTTGTTATTAACAAACAAGATGCTCATTATAATAAGCTTGATGTAAATGGAGAAAATAACATATATGAGAGGTTTGCTAGAATGGCTTATAGGGTGGAAACTATCCTAAGTCAAGCAGCCCTATCTAACAACCTTGATAAGGTGATATACATTATTGGCTCAGATGAGTTTAATAGTGAGTTCACTGGAATGACAACTAAAGGAACTCCTCAACAGAACATTGGTAGCTATCATGCGTCCTTTCAAGCAGTCTGCGATCATGAGGTGCTAATGATCACTCTCCTACTTCAATATGCTAAAAATGTAGACATTGTTTATGTGGCAGGTAATCATGATGAGTATGTAGGATGGCATTTGATCAATTGGTTACAAACCTATTTCAGAAATACAGATAGATTAACATTTGATTGTTCTTCCAAATATAGAAAGTATATAAGTTATGGTATTAGTGCTATGATGTTTAATCATGGTGACGCAATTAAACCAGCAAAGCTTGCAGCTATGTTCCCTATGGAATATAAGAATGAGTGGTCAAATCATGAAACATATTACATATTTACAGGTGATAAGCATCATGAGGTGAGTCTTGATTTTAACGGAATTAAATTTTATCAAATCCCTGCATTCTCAAATGCTAAAAGTGGATGGGATGAGAAAAATGGATACACGTGCGCAAGAGGTGAAGTGACAGGATTTCTCATAGACATTCAAGATGGGATGACAAACATTTTCAAACAATATTTATAATGTCAACTTTAAGGAAATTAGTTTCAGATGTACGCTCACTGCATAAGCTGCTCTCTACAGACAGTCTTATCACTGATAGAGCTATTGCGTCTGAGATTAGGAACAATACAATTTTACTAGTTAAACGTGAGACCAATCTCAGAAAGCTTTGGGCTACGGATACACTATACACCACCATTCCTTGTTTAGAGATGGTGCAAGTTCCTATTTCAGAATGTTGTGATTTTGTAGATCCATGCACTATAGCAAGAAGTACCTATAAGCTCCCACGTATATCTGAAGGTAATTATCAGTATGTTATACAGGGTGTGTATTCAATTAACGCCATGGGTGGCAAAGGAAAGAAACTTAAAGAAATTACAATTAATAGATACACCAATCTTTTAAAACTTCCTATTATCAAAAGGGAAGAATACTATTGGATAATGAATGGTTATCTATACATCAGTAACCCTTTGTTACAAGCTATTAGAATCTCTGCATTCTTTGAACAAGATGTTCCAAATGAGACATTATATCCTGCATGTGATTGTGGTAATAATGTTACAGATGAACAATGGTGTATCAATCCTCTAGACAAAGAATATGCATGTCCTGGATATTTGGAGAAACAAGTGCTAGAGCTTACATCACAAAAGTTATTACAAACATACTTTAGCATTAAAACAGACATGACATCTGACGGTATAGATGGACAAGCACCAAATGCTAAACCAACAAATTAATGAGAGTAAAAGTTGACTGGAGAAGTTCCAGTAGAGAAAACTACAATAATTTCTGTAAAAAGAATCCTTCTATAAAGATTTCATTTGATGAATGGAAAAACATAGTTTATTCGTTCAATGATTCTTTTAAGAACTATATATTAGAAACTGGAGAAAGGGCTAAACTTCCTGCTGGTTTTGGTGAGTTTTCAATTAATAAAAAGAAGAGAAGAAAAATGAAGGGCGTTGATGGGAAAGAGTTTGTTAACCTTCCTATTGATTGGCAAAAGACAAAAGAGAAAGGAAAGGTTATATATAACTTCAACTATCATACAGAAGGTTATTTCTTTGGGTGGGTGTGGTTTAAAGAAACTGCCAGACTCAAACAATCAGATCTTTGGTATTTCAAACCTACAAGAGTGACATCTAGGCTTCTGTCACACTACCTCAAAACCAACGACAAATATCAACATATTTATCGTGAGTATAAAAAATAGTTAAATGTCATATTACTACAAGTATAATTTTACAACACCTGAGGTTGTTTATTCCACTGTAAAAGAAGAGCTAAAGAGCTATTTTGATACAGGAGCTATAGATGATCTATTGTTCCCAACCTACCTGGACAAGTGTCTTAGGAAGTTAGGTAGGGCAACTTATGTCATTGCAGAGGATACAATCCACATAGATGATTTTGTAGCCAGGCTTCCAGATAATTTTTATGCTGTTAGAGAAGCTTGGATGTGTTCAGAAATTCCTCAGACTCCTTACCAAACAGCAACTTCATTTTATTCTCAAGCTGCTGATGTCACTACTATTCAGGTGAGCCCTGTTATATCTAATGGTCAACCCTGTACCAATTTTAATTGTACAACAGGTTGCCCTGAATGTATGCCTGAATTAATTCAAGCTGTATATAAAACAAACGGTCAAGTTACAAGAGGGTATAGGAAGGAATATCTTCTTAAACCAGGCAATATATCTACAAGAGGTCAGTGTGATGTAAGTTACACAAATGCTTGGGAGTTTGCTAGTGCTGTTCCTTCACCTAATGAGTTTACACCAAACTCTGCTGGATATGATTCATTCGACATTAGGGATAATAAGTTTGTAACAAACTTTAGAAATGGTACAGTTAACCTTATATTCTACGCTGTTGAATATGATGGACTAGGAAATCAATTGATTCCAGATAACTACCGTATAAGAGAATATGTTGAGGCATTTATTAAGTATAAGGTTTTTGAAACTTTGTCTAATCAAATCAATGATGAAACATTTAATCAGATTCAACAGAAGCTGATGTACTATAAACAAATGTCCGAAGAGGCATTCATTATGGCTGATATTGAAATTAAGAAACAAGATTCTTGGAGCAAACAAAGAAGAATCAAGAATGATCTTAATAGGTTCAATATGTATGAATTACCTAATAGAACCAGTAGGTATGGTTGGAGACGTAATAATTAATAGAACATGGCAGATGAACTAGAACAGATAAAAAGTATTCTTGGTGGTGGTAAAAGCAACATCAATCAAGAATATAATAATGCAACCGCAGGCTTAAACTTAGATCAAACTGTAAACCAGATTGAGAAGGGTAAGCTTACATATGCTCTAAATGCTGCTGTAGAAAACTTTGATGCTAGTTCTGTTAACTATCAGAATGAGCCAGGCAATGAGCTGTGCCTAAACTTTCCTGAGGAATACCATCTTATTGGAGAACACTTTATAAATGAACAAAACAAACATATATTCTTTCTTACAAACCCAAATACAGGGGCATCTGAAATTGGGTATATGGATAATAATGACTGTATTTATCACACTTACATTAGTGGCAATTGCCTTAATTTCAATATTGATAATCCTATTCACAAAGCTGTACATAAAATTACAAACTGCACTACAGAGATTTATTGGACAGATGGGCTTAATCCGAGAAGATATTTAAATATTGAAGATGTTGCATCTGCATATTTTATCAAGCCTGGTACAGATGTTTGTGATAATGAAACAATCCCTCAGCTAGATTGTAATAAATTAAAGATTCAGCCTAATTTTACCATCCCTCAACTGAATGTTGTAGATGTAGTTAATGGGGGAAATCTCACAGCTGGAACTTACCAATTTGCTATTCAGTATTCAAATGCTGTAGGAGATGGTTACACATCATATTATTCTGTAACTAACCCTACACCAATTGCAATTACCACAATCACCACTGCAGAATTTAACTATGCTGTTGGAAGATCTATTGTATTGAATGTTAATAACATAGATGTTACAGGATATTTTAATTACTACAATCTTGCTGTAATTAAAACAGTGAATGATATTACATCTGTAGAACTTGTAGGTACGTATTTTATAGATGATAACTATAACCAGATAACATATAGTGGTCAAAACCAAACACAAATAAGGCTCACTGCAAATGATATATTTGAAAAGTTTCCTTATTATGAAATAGCCCAGGATTTAACAGCTGTACAAGATATTCTTGTTTGGGATAATATTACATCTATAGATAGGATTAATTATCAGCAGATAGCAAATAAGATTCAACTGAATTGGCAAACTTATAAACTTTCAGCTGATGAAAATTATTCTGATCCAATTGTTGCTACAAACCTAAGAGGTTATCTTAGAGATGAGATATATGCTTTTGAAATAGTATTTCTTTTAGATAACGGTAAACAAACAGACGGATTTCACATCCCTGGAAGAATTAAGAACTTTAATGAATTTTCTGAACCAGATGTTCCAGATACAAATCCTGACTTTATAGGAGAACCTGAGTATGTGTCTGGCGGTGTTGGGTATAGTCCTTATTGGAAAATATATAATACAGCATCTGTAATTGGTGCTGCATCAGGATCAAATATTAATAATGCCACACCTTATGAGTTTGGAGAGTTTGCCTATTGGGAATCTACGGATGTTTATCCGTGTAATGTTGATGTTTGGGGAGATTTAGCAAATACACCAATTAGACATCATAAGTTTCCTGATGTTCTTGTAAGTCCTATATTTGAAAGTGGTACACCCATTATTGATTTTGATGGCACTTATGTGGGTTTAAAGATGGCAAATGCTGCCATCTATCCTATAGGCGTAAGTTTAAATATTTCTCAAGTTTATCAATATATAATATCGTCTGATTTAACTCAAGATCAAAAAGATAGTATTGTTGGATTTAAGATTGTTAGAGGTAATAGAAGTACAAACACATCAATCATAGCTAAGGGTATTCTTAGAAACCTTGGTGAATATGAGAGAGAAGGAACATCTTACTATTTTCCTAACTACCCATATAATGACCTTAGAACAGATCCTTTTCTCCTTAAAGAGAACAATGCCTTTGATGCTGTTTGTAGAGAGTATCAAGTGACAATCACCGCTGTTACCACAATAGTTACATATTATAGTTGTGACACAGGATTGCAGGTGAATGTAGCTGCTACAATAGGAGAAATTCTTAACATATGTTCTACAAACTTTCCTACATTCTCAACTTCTGGTGATGGCACTGTAACTGCAACCAATTATGGTGTATATAAGTTATGTACAAAAGCAGGTGCTGCTGGAAACAGATTTTCCTATCATTCACCAACTTCCTCTGAACCTACAGTGATATGGGTTTCTGGTGATTTCTTTGCTCCAAACTGTGAAACAGTTAGCTCTATTACAGAGCCTGTACAAGTGGGAGGAAGTGGTAGATATACTATAAAACTTCTGTACAAACAAACAGGAACATTAAATTGTACAGTTAGTGTTGATCAACTAGATGCATTTAATAATGTAAAGTCTCCATATAGATTTGTATTCAACTCCCCTGAGACATCTTTTGGAAAACCTTTTCTTGGAAACATTCTAAAACTAGAGAATGCTATTTATGGTGGAGGATCTGCCCACTTTGTACAAGTGACTAAAAACGCAATGTATAAACTTCTTACAAAAGAAGCTCAACAAGATGCACTAAAATCAAGTGAGGCTATTGCTAATATAACCAATCCATTTAACTCAACTGCAATGTTTACAGCTTATCAAGCTTATTTGCAGATTTACATAAATGGTATTACTAGAAGGAATTATGCTAAGTCATACAACTCAATAGCTAAATATAACTATTGGGCACCTATTGATAATAATATAGGCGTTAAACAAAGAGATCTTCAGTTACAACAATATCTAATTCCTGGAGTTCAAAACGTTGGTGATGATTTAAACATAAACAACTTTAATAGAGAATCTTCCGTATACCTTAAAACAATTGATACAAGAGAGGGGAACGCTGTTTCTAGTCTCCCATATCCTAGTAATACACCAAGTCTTCTTATAGGAGGATTAACACCTGCTATTGAGGACAAATCAAGATATACTATTTCTGAAAGAGGAAACTGTCTTCAGCCAGAAAATGAGTTTGATATAACCACTGTTACATATTATGGAGCAATAAAGAACATAGCTCTTAATCAGTGGGGTCAAATATATTCTTATGAGACAATAGATACAGGATATCAAAATCTAGTATCTGAAAACTCTAGTTTTGGAGTGGTTTTTGGAGGAGATACATTTATCAGCAAGTTCTCGTTTAAAACTAAACTACCATTCTTTATAGATAATAGAGTGGGGGCTCCTGATGATAGTGATATATTCTATGATGAAATAGGTAATGTGGCCTATCCTAAATACTGGCACTCAGCCAGATCTATACTTAGTGACTATACAGCAACAAATACATCAACTTCTGCCACTGCAGAAATGAAAAATATTATTTCCTACAAGGCTCATAACTTTGACTGTCCAAATAGTCAAGCTATAGGTAGTCCTGGAAGAACCTTCTATGATGGAAGTTTCTATTTATTTGCCTATGGTATTCCTACATTCTATTGTGAAACAGCAGTGAATGTTGATCTTAGGCAAGCATTTAATAATAGAGAGGGAGATTTCTTCCCACACGTGAGTACAGGTATTCCTGATAGTTGGTTACAAGAAAGCTTTGTTCCTATTGTACAGGATAATACATATTATTACAACACTACATTCTCTAAGCAGAATAAAGAGAACTTCTTCTCACATCTGCCTATAGACTGGACAAGTCAACTTTGCTACACGAACTTTCCATTTAGAGCAATTTATTCTGAGAGGCAGCAAAGTTTTACAGACAATAGAGTTAATAGTTGGTTAATCTACCGTCCTATAAGCTTTTTTGATTTTCCACAAAACTACGGAAACTTAAATAGTTTAGATGGTATTCAAAATAGAGCGGTTCTTGCTAGATTTGATAATAAGTCATTACTTTATAACACACTTCTTACAGTAGAAACGAGTAATCCTCAAGCTGCTTATTTGGGAAATGATACATTATTTAGAAGTGCACCTCCAATAGATTTTGCAGAAACAGATCTTGGATATGTAGGAAGTCAGAATAAAATGCTTCTAAAGATTCCTCAAGGACAAATTACCATAGATGCTAAAAGAGGACAAGTGTTCCTGATAGCTGGAAACCAAGCTACGGATTTGTCAGCTTTTGGATCTGGACTTAATAGGTTCTTTACAGACCATTTGGCTTTTGAAATACTTAGGTATTTTCCAAATGTTCCTACAGATAACCATTTTAATGCAATAGGGCTACATGGTGTATATGATAGTAAGTATGATAGAGTTATCATATCTAAGCTTGACTATATTCCAAATAGCCCAGATGTTAAATATGATTCTACAGCAAACGATTTTTACATAGATAAAGTTTATGGTGATTTAATTATAAAACAAGTTGTTTATTTAACAGATCTTGAATATTTTTGTAACAAGTCTTGGACACTCTCATTTAACTTTAACACAAAGAGTTGGGTAAGTTTTCACAGCTATATTCCAAATTGGTATGTTGGTGAAAACAATTTCTTCTATTCTGGATTAAATGGAGGTTGTGACCTAGAAGCTATAGCTGCTGAAGAAGTACCAACACCTTCTACAACATCTACATCCACCACCATAATTCCTCCAGAACCCCTTTGTCAACTAGTGGGAACTGCAGTAAGGTTGGGTGATTGTGAATTAGATGGTGTTGCAGAAAGAACAGAAGACTGTTCTCTTGCTGGGTACACTGAATCGTTTGTTACAACAACTACCACTACTACTACCGAAGTACCAATAACTACAACAACAACTACATCTGCTGCACTTCTTCCTTAATTTTATAAATTTAATATATGGCACAAACAGTAACAATAACATTAACCATAGCTGGATTAGATACAGGTCCCTTTGATTTGTATTCTGATGCAGATGGATATGTGGCACCTTTTGAAACAGGTGTTTTGAAAGCTCTATTAGTGGCAGGATACACATCTATATTGGTTCCTGATGCAGCTACAATAATTCGTGTAGACTCTACAGGAGTTTGTACAAACTTTATAGATTTACCAATAGATGTAGTTACTCCAACTACCACCACCACTAGTACTAGTAGTACAACAACAACCACAACAACAGCATCGCTTGCTCCATTGTTTGTTTATGCTAAATCTATAAATACTGCTGGTGATATTCAGTATAGCATAAATGCTGGATCTGACGTATTTTTAGCTAATATAAGTGGAATAAACTGTGATTATGTAAATCAAATTACTGGTTTGGTTGGTGGGGATGTTATAACATTCACTGAAGTTTCTGGAAAAATGATTGATGGAAACAATGGATTTAATGCAGGTTGTCCAAATACTACCCCTGTTCCTAACTGTAACCATGTTATAACAGTGTCTAGTGGACCAAACTTTGTATATTTAACTGTGGATGGCAGCTCACCGTGTACTCCATAAAAATAAATAAATGGCTAAGACAATTGTTGTACGAATAAAAAAAGCAGGAAGTAGACTGGGAACATTTTCTATATCTGACGATAGAGGAAATGTCCTTGCTACAGATGTGTCTAAGGCTACGCTCATTTCTGGGCTAGCTCTTAGCATAGGGGATGACGTGAAGGTGATTGTTTTGACATCTGTAGGAATAAATTGCTGCAGTAAAACTTGGAACATTCCTGTAACAACAATAACAATTGAGGAACTTGCAGCCATTCAATATCAAGAAAAGAACACAGCATCTCTTTGGAGGCATCTTACTAATCCTGTTATATATAATACATACTATGGCTGTATTAAACCATATATTATAGAATATCCATTCTCATATCAATTCAATGATGAAATTCTTCAGAATGTAAAAGATTACACAAGGGCATATAAATATCTTCCAAGTGTAAAAGGTGTGTTTGATGATAGTAGAAAAATAGAAATAGACAACGAATGGTTTAATAAAGCAGTGTTATATAATGGGCAACAGAGTTCTGGAGTGCTTGAACTTGTTCCAAAACCAATGAACAACCTAAAGGACTACTTGAAGTATCCTATATATAACGTTGATAGTAAGACAATTACATTTACCAAGAGTGATAACTTCTATCAATACAATACATTCTGGGGATTAGTAAAAAGTAAACAAGTGCCTTTATTTGTTAACACTTGCGAAACTATGTCTATTGATAAGATAGTGAACCAAGAGAATATGGATTATGGCAAGAGATCATTTAAGAAGGAACCTTTAAGAGCTAAATATTTAAAGGTGAGACACATATTGGATAACAAAGATGACGTACATTTGGTAAGTCAATTCATCACCACCCCTGCTCAAATTTCTTACAAATAATGGCAAATAAGATTACATGCCCTAATTGCGGACACTCATGGGATAAATCAACGTCCACAGCTAAAGATGCACACGTGTGTCACATCTGTGGTAAGGGTAATGTTAATATGAAAAACGGTGGATGGCTGGATAAATATGAAGCCCCAGAAGCACAGAATGGTAAAGAATTAACACCAAAAGAATTTACATTACAATATATTAATTCACCTAAATATAGAGAAAGACTTACAAAAAGTGAGTATGGAGACATTGATGCTGAGATAAAGAGAAGATATGATAATGTAAAAAATACAAATAATATCATAACTCAATCAGGTCCTTCTGGTGTTTTGGATTCTTTTAAAGGATTTGTATTTAATAAACCTTATAATCCTACAGGAGGATCAAATGCTTCAAGTAAAAATACAATTTTTTACGACCCAACAGAAGCAAAAAAAATTGGATCTACAAAAGATGAAACATTATCTCATGAGTTTTCTCATAAAGAAACAATGGGGGACAATGATGGTACAATCTTTTTAAACAATAGAGACATTAAAGAACTTACAGGAAGACTTAATCCAGGAGCTAAAAAAACGATGCATGATGCTAGAGCTGATGAGAACAAGGCTGACATGAATGCTGTAAGATATTGGTTATATAATAATGGTGTAGATGTTTTTAATAAAGATCTTACACCAGAAGATTTAAAGAAGGCTAAAGCTTCTGGAAAATTTACTAGTAATAGATTGTTTAAAAATTATAAATCAGATGAAGATTTATTATGGTTATTAAATAATGTAGCTAAAAATAAATCAAATCAAGAAGTACGTATAGCACAGAACGGTATAGAGGGAACAATGGGTGGATTGACAGATGTAGGATTTAATTATAATGGTGCATGGGGAGGTCCTTCTATGGCTATGGGTGGAAGTCTTCCAGGATCTGTAGGATTCACATACGCACGTATACAGGGGTCTGCTCCTGCCAATGGTAAGTATACCAAGAAGACAAAAGCTAGTGCTCAGAATGGGGCTGAAATGTCTTTCTATCAGAATGGATTAGATTGGAAACCAAGGAATATTAGTAGGGATGGTGCATGGTTGGATAAGTATGACGATATTCCTAAAGCTCAAATGGGAACAATGACAACACCTCTTGATTTCTCTAAACCAATAGGAACGTTAGAAGGTGTTTCAGAAGTGATGTCTGCTCCTGCTAGAACAGCAACATACCTACTTACAGGAAAGTATCAAGATCCTTCTCAAGCTCTTGGTATTAAAAATCCTTGGGGGGCACTTGCTGCAGACATGGTTCTTGATCCTGTTAATTTAATAGGAGCAGGAGTTGCTACAAAAGCTGCTAAAGCTACAAAAGCTGCAACCAAAGCTTTAAATCCTATGAAAAAAGCTATTGATAAAGCTGTTGTTTATAGTTCAGAATTACAGTATCATCCCAGTTTTGAAGAAGCATTGGATAAAGGTTATCTACAGGCTGTAAAAAATATGGATAAACTTTCTGAAACTAACAAAGCTTTAGCTAATAATCCTTGGAAATTTTTACCTGATGAAATAAAAAAATATAAAATACAGAATGATTTAGATGAACAAATGAGAACTATTCATGAGATTCATCCTGAAACTATAACAAGTTTACAAGAATTAAAACCAGAATCTGTTTTATTTGATAATATGTCAAAAAGAACGTTAGAAAATTTTGCAGGTGATGTAACTTCTGGAACTAATTGGAGTAGTGGAATAAATAAGTATTTTAGTAAATTGGATATGTCTAAATTTAAAAACGAAGAAGAGTTTTTAAAAGATGTAAGAAAAAAAGAGTATCAAGAATTCTTAAAGAAACATCCTAAAGATTATAAATTTTCTATGACAGATTTAATTTCTCTTCCTAAAAATAAACAAGGTGGAGAAATAACTAAAGACGACATGGGCTATTGGAATCCAGACAACTGGGGAGAGCCTGTAGAAATAGGAAGCAACAATATAACAATGCAAGGAGTGTATGAACCTCTCCTTGGCATATCTGATGAAGGAGATACAAAGATGATGTATCCTGGGAAAGATTATAAGTTCAAGGGTAAGAAAGTGAGAGAATACCCTATAAGTAAAAATGGTGGTTGGTTAGATAAATATAAATAAAAACCTGTATAACAATACATTATGAAAAAAGACATTCTAAAAATTGCTGGTGTTAAGTCTGAAAAGGAATTCTACAAGAAATATCCTACAGAGGAAGCGTTTAAAAAAGCTTTTCCAAAAGAGTATAAGAAAGCTGCTATGGGTGCTTCCATGGTGAAAAAGCAATTAGACCAGCTCACTGATTTTGGTAATCCTCCACAAGCTCAAGTTGGAGCATTTATTGGTGGTGAACAATCATCTTATCAACCAGTAAACTATGCAGATGTTTCTGATCAAGTGGATTATTCTGTAACAGGAGTGAATCGTCAAATGAGAATGGATCAAGACAATCTTGCATCTCAACAACAAGTTGCTGAGAACACCAAGAAGAAGGGTGGAATAATGGGATCAATTGGAGACATTGCTAGTATGGCAGAATCTCTAAGATATGGTGGTGGTGTTCGTAAAGCTCAGTTTGGAGATTATATGAAGCAATTTGGACCACAGGTAGCATCGTACGATAAAGGTATGATTCAATCTCCTACAGGACAAGTTAGTATGCAACAAACAGAAGGTCTAGGGTTTAAATCTGATGGAAGTAACTATGGAATGAATAAGCTTTCTTTAGGCATGCAGAATTTTGGAAAAGACATTGGTGCAGGATATGATAAACTTGATGCAGGTCTTGGAAAGGTTGGTGGTGTGCAGGGTGCTATGAGCATTGGTACTGATTTGATTGAAGGCTTTCAGCAACTTAAACAAGAAAAGAATCAACAGAAACAAGCAAACCAATCTTTTCAGTTAAGTGGATTAACAAGACAAGCAGCAGAACTCACTCCAGATATAGCTCAACGCAAATATACTAGACCTGAGGATATGGCATTTGGTACACAAGAGATGGGTCAATCGTATGGTGCAGGAACAAACTTCTTAGCAGCAAATGGTGCTATGGTTGGTGGTAATCCAACAGAAATACAAAACATGTACAATCCTGGAGACATCTATTCTGATATGGGATATGAGCCTCTTAGTGATAGTGAAATAGTTAAACAATACAGAAGAGGTGGATTTATTAGAAAAGCTCAGCTTGGTGGTGGGGTGGATAAAATGGCAGGAAATCTTGGAGGTAGTCTAGGAAGTTTGATTGGTGGAGGTAAAGGAAGACCAACAGCTGGTGGTAAAATAGGAAGCACTATTGGGTCTACAGTGGGTAAATTCATTCCTATCCCTGGAGCATCTGCAGTTCTTGGTGCTGTTGGAGGTCTTGTAGGTGGTGCGTTTGGTGGAAAGAGCGCAAAGAAAACAGCAGCTTGGGAAACTGGAACAGAGCAAAACCTTGCAGGTCAAAAATTTACAGCAGGGGTGAGAGGTATACAAGGGCAGAATACATCAGTTATGGAAGATGGTGGATGGGTTAGTCATGATTGGCAGCCACAGGTGATAACACAATTTGGTGGATATGATATGAAGGATCTTCTTAGAGATGATCCAACAATGGATACATTAAGGGCTGGTGGTCATCTTAAAAATTACACTGCTCCTAGTGCAAGAGCTATGTCTACAGAAAGACCTGACTATTTTGCTATGGGTGGTCAATTAAAGACTACATGGGGTGGTGATGCTGAAACAATCTCACAAAATCCATATCTCCCAGGAACAGGAGAAACTGTTATGTTCAGAGGACAATCTCATGATGAGTCTGATGGAAATGGAAACACAGGAATAGGTGTTAAATATGGTCAAGGGGCTCGAGATAGCTATACAGACTATGCTGAATATGGAACAAATCAAGCTGATGCTGATGTTGAGGTGGAAAGAAATGAGCCTGCTACAGAACTTCTTGATGGAGAAACAGGGGACACTAGTCTTGTTGTATATGGTAATATGAAGATTCCTTCCTATGGTGTGAGTGAGCTTGGTGATCCAAAAGCTAAGGGTAAGAAGTTTAAATCTTATGCTAATGATTTGAGCAAGCAAGAAGCAAAATATAACAAAACTGTAGAGAAAGGAACTAAACTAATAGATTCTGTAGATGGAGATAATCCTTTTGACCTACTTAAGTTGAATTCTGGTAAAGCAATGGTGATGGGAGCTAATGAATCACTGAAAGGACTTGCTATTCAAAAGCAACGTCTTGCAGGTATACAGAATGCTATTCTAGATACAGCAGAAGAAATGGGTCTAGAAAGTGATGATCTTGCTAATGGTAAGATTAAACCTATGAAAAATTCAGATATGGCTAAGTTTGGAGCTAAGCTTGACACAGCGCAAAAAGGTAAAAAGCTTTCTGCCAAATTGGACAGACCATCATTTATGGATCCTATTTCTTTTCCTAAACCTTCTCTAGGATATACACCAATGGGATTAACTGATTCTAGAGCTGAGGGAGCTATTCCAGAGTCTGTATATGAAACTACAGGCCAAGATAGATATTATGATATGTTACCTCCAAGAGTTAAACCTATGTATGGAACTCCTATTGATTCAATACCAGCAGTTGATCAATCAACAACTGGTGAGAAGAAAGATAAATTTGACTTGGCAGATGTTTTAAGGCAAGCTCAACCATATCTAATTCCAAGTAACCAAGAAGATTTTGATTATGGTTCAATTAATCCTGAATTAAACGCATTAGCTCAGAATCAATTAGAACCTGTACAAGCACAGACATTCCAACCCCTATTAGAACAACCATATAGTGTTTCTCTACAAGACCAGTTAAATGCTAACCAGGCTGACTTCAATGCTTTACAAAGGCAAGTGGGATATAACCCAGCAGCTCTTTCACAATTAGCTGCTCAGAAATATTCTGCTAATTCTGCTGTCCTTGGACAACAATCTAGAATTAACCAAGAGATGCAAATGGGTGCATTTAATAGAAACAGAGGACTGTTGAACGAAGCCACCCTTAAAAACTTTGATATTCTAGATAGACAATATACAAGACAATCTGAAGCTAAATCTAAAACAAAGGAACAAACACAGGCAGCTCTTACTTCAATAGCTGACAAAATAGCTAAACATAAGCTAGATAACAGAACATTGGGTGTGTACGAAAATATGTACAATTACAGATTTGGTCCTAAGGGAAGAGCTATTAATGCTAATGCTCCTGCTGATTTTAACATGCAAGGTAACCAAGCTAGTAATAGTGGTATGCCAACTCTTCCTGAGGGTTACGAGTATTCAACAGAAATAAGAAAGAAGAAAACAAAAGATAACGCTAAGAATGGCTCTATTGTAAAAGCTATAAAAAACCTATAATCAACTCAGTTATAGCAACTTAACAAAATTCGTTATTACTCTTGGTTGTTATAATATTTTAAATTAAATTTGCTAACTCATTAATCATGGCTTCATTTACAGACGCAATATCGCAATTTAACCCCTATGTTTCCCAGCTTCCCATACAGGCTATGAAGGAAGTGGGTATGTACAAACAAGCCAAGTATGAGGAAGGGGTACAGAAAATCCAAGGAGAGATAGATAAAGTGGCAGGATTGGATATTACCAAACCGTTACATAAACAATATCTTGAATCTAAGCTCAATCAACTTGGCAGTAAATTAAAAACTGTAGCTGCTGGGGACTTCTCAAACTTCCAATTAGTTAACTCTGTAGGAGGAATGGCTACACAAATTGGTAAAGATAAAGTTATTCAAAATGCTGTAAGGTCTACACAACAGGCAAGACAAGAACAAGAAAAGATACAAATTGCCCAAAAGGCTGGAAAATCATCTGTTAACAATGAAGACTATTACTACGATGATTATAGTAAATGGTTGAATGATGGTAAATTAGATACAACATTTACTGGTGAGTTTGTTGAGTATAAAGACGTAGATGCTAAACTTAGAGACCTAACAAGTAAGTTAAAAGAAGATGAGACATCAGTTGAGAACCCTTTTGAGAGAGATGGAAATGGAAAAACCTTATATTATTACACAGATCCTAAAACAAAAAAGGAAATGTCTTCTACAGATCCTTCTAAAGGGCAGCCAAGATGGGCTTTAGATATGTTAAAGGTTTCAGTTAAAGGATTGCCTGCACAAAGAATTCTTAACAACTTTTATAATAGTTTAGATGCTAATGATCAAAGGCAATTAAGAATAGATAGTTGGGCACACTACAGAGGAGCAGGTCCTGAAAAATTTACAGCTAGCATAAAAGAAGCTTATGCTAATAAAAAGGAAATGCTTTCTGAAGAGCTGGTTGATTTAGCTGTTAATCTTAAAAATCCTCAGATAACAGGTGTAGATAAACAAAAGATAGAGGCCAGAATGGCAGAGGTGAATGATATAATCAACAATAAGGTTATAGAAAAAGAAATGTCTGACGATCTTCTGGAGTTACAAAATCCTAAAAATCTAGAAGATTTTAAATACAAAACGTATACACAAAACCATCTCACTGGTCTTGCAAAAGATTTAGCTAACAGGAGTTACATAGAAGAAAGAAAAGCCAACCCTGCAGAACAAGCTAACTTGGCAAGGCAGAAGTTCCAGTTTGACCAAATTCAGGAGAATAACAAACTGATGATGTTTAGAACTACAGAAGGAAGACTTGAAAGAGAGTTTGAATATAAAAAAGATAAAGATTACTTAGAGAAAGTTTCAAAGGGATATAGAGTGACTCCTGGTGAGTGGAAGACAGGTGAACGAGCTCCTGAAGTAAACGATTTGCAAAATGATCTTGCCATTTCAGCAAAACAATATGTTGAGACGCAAAATAAATTTGCAGAACGTTTATATCCAAGTGGTACTGGAAGATATAAAAACATGACGCTAGATCAAAAGAGAAAAGCGTTAGACACAATGACCTCAAACTATAGAAAGAATCCTAATATGGAACTAACTCCTGATGAGCAGGAATATTTAGAACAGAATAGGCAAGTTGAGAATGGGCTTTCAAAAACAATAAATCAATTAAATTCTGCACAACAATTTGAAATAGATTTTAAGAAGAAATATGTAGATGATAAGTTACAAAACCAAACTATATCTGCTGGGGGAACTACATACAGTGGAGGTGATGTTGTAGATTTTAATTCAAACATAGATAAATTTAACAAGTCTGGAATATCTATGGGCAGAAGTGGTACTCCTGTTGCATCACAATATTTTGATGATAAAGAAGCATTAAAGTTTTATACAACATATAAAGGTGGAAAACTTTTACCAATATATAATGCTTGGAGTAAAGATAGAACACCTTTTGCAATGATGAGTAAAGATGATGAAAACTTAGTTAATTTTTCCAAAAATGTAAAAGCATCAGTGGGTGATGTAGATGCTGTAGCAAAAGATGCTGTAGGAAAACACATTGCTACAATTAGTCCTAAATACACTGTACAGAGAGCAGCAATCGACATGTCTGATCCTAATAAAGTGAAAGATCTTGATGAGTTTCTTGCAACAAAGCAAGGTCAATTTAATGCAAAAGGTGCACTTGATGTAAGTTTTGGAGAATATACTCCTACAGGATCTGCAGAAATTAGAGCAGCAAAGGGCTCAAGCTTCCTAATAGAAAAAAATAAAGATGGTAGTGCTAATGTAGTATTAATGGGAGCAAATGGAAGTAAGCAAATAGTTCCAGCACAACCAAGTGAGGTGGCTCTATTTTTCCGAGAGGTTGCTGTAACAAGCCCTTTTGCTGATTTGAAAGAAACTATACTATCATCTAAAACAAAAACAACAAATTCAGCAAATGTAAGATTTGAGCCTGGTTCTGGAAGTGGTGCTATAAATGCAATGCTTAGTGGATATCAGCTTGGTCAACTTAATGGTTCTGGATATGAATCTAAAGTGAGAGTTGATGTTGAGGGTAATCTAAGTAATACTGGAAATCCTGAAACTGATTCATACACTGTAGTGATGTACGTACCAGACATGAAGACAGGTGGATGGAAAGGGAATTATGTTAGTGGTGGATATGTTTCAGAGTCAGATGTAATAAGTGTATTAAGTAAGATTAGTCCTGATAATATAAATCAAGCAATTAAAAGATTTAAGTAATGCCAATTTTTGACGATGAGCTTATTGATAATGTTCGTGGGGATGGTTCTTTAGAAGGACCAGAACCTGTGCTTCGTTCTTCTCCAGGAACTAATCTTAATTTAAATGATGGTGTTGTTGCGTACGCTCCATCAAGTAAAAGAGGATTTAGTCTTGAAGAATTAAAACAAATAAAAGGAACTCCTAAAGATAAAGGGTTTGGTCAAACATTTGCCTCTGCTCAAAAATCTGAATTGCTTGCTAATCAACGTTACCCTGTGTATGAGAGGGGTGTTGACCTTGAAAATATATATGGACTACAACAAACCTGGTATCAACAACTTGGAAACGGTGTAGCTAAACTTGGTGTAAACCTTGTTGGTACATTTGCTCAAAGTTTAACAAACATACCTAATACAATATCTGCAGCAAAAGAAAAAGATTTTGCAAAGCTATCAGGTGACCCAAATGGATATGAAGGAACAATAGATAATTGGATGAAGAACGTAGATGATGTTCTTCCTAATTACATGACTAGATGGGAAAGAGAACACCCATACAGAACAGCTATTCCTTTTACAAGAGGATCAGCAAACTGGTGGGGAGGTAAGTTTCTTCCTAATCTAGGATTTATGGGAGGTGCTGTATTGGGTGCTGTTGCACAAGACGTTGCTATTGGATATGTTACAGCTGGTATTGGTGAAATTCCTTTAGTAGCTTCTCAAATAGGTAAAGCTTCTCTCTATCTGAATAAACTCTTCACTGGAACAAATGCTGCTGAAAGAGTGGCAACAATAGCAATGGGTCTTGGTAAGACAGAGAGTCAGATTTTAAATATGACAAAACTTGCTCAGCTTTCTGCTGCTGCAAAGGTGGGTAGTGGTTTTAGATATGGTACCACCATCATCACATCAGCTATGACTGAGGGTGGTGTGGAAAGTAGGGATGCATATAGACAAGTGAAGAAAGATCTCACTGAACAATACATTTTTGATAATGGTAAAGAACCAAATTTTGCTGCTGCACAAGAAATAGAAAATTATGCAACAAATGCTATGAATGCCAGGTTTGGTGTAAACATGGCACTTCTTATGGCATCAAACACCTTACAGTTTGGAAACCTTTTTAAATCAATCACTGCTGCAAAAGGTGTAACACAACAACTTGGGGATATTGGAAAAATAGGATTAGTAGAAGGATCTCTTGATGTCTTTGAAAAGAAGGTAGCAAAAGGTATTGCTGGGAAGGTTTGGGAATCTGTTAAGCCTGGTGTTGGTAATATATTTAGAGAAGGTGTGCTTGAAGAAGGTTCACAGTTTGCTGCTGAAAGAGGAACATATGATTATTATACAAGAAAGTATAAAAGCGATAACTATAAAAGTACCTGGGATGATCTAAATGAGGTGATAAAGTCAACCACATTTGGAATGAAAGAACAGTTTGGTAGTCAAGAAGGCATAGAGAATATGCTAATAGGAGGACTCACAGGATTGCTTGTTGGTAAGGTTCAGAATATATATGAAAATAAAAAGGGCATTAGTAAAGATGCAAAACTTGGATCTGCTCTTAATATCGTAAATAGGTTTGGTATTACAAACACTTTACAAAGACAATATGATAGCACAACTACACAAGCTGGTATAGCAAAAGACATGCAGGAAGCTGCTAATTCTGGAGATGTATTTAGATATAAGAACTTCCAGGAAGACGCATTCTTTGATTTTGTAAACTATCGACTTCCTTCAGGGATGCACGATGTTACGGTTATGCAATTGGAAATGCTTAAAGAGCTTCCAAAGGATCAGTTTGAACAAATGTTCCAATTAGATTTTAATCAAACAAACAAGTCTACTGTTAATGAATATGTAGATAAATTGATTGATAAAGCTAATGATATTAAGAAAACATCAGATGCTGTAAATGATGTATTCAGAAATCCATTTAAAAATAACCCAAAAGAGGGTGATGTAGAAAGTCAAGTGGAGGCTGATAATCATGACACATTTGAAAAGTATAAACTAGATTTATCCTATTATGCAGCAATAGCTCCAAATGTACATAGAAGACTTACCTCTATCCAACAAGATGTAAACAATATTGTACCTAGTGTACCTGTTAATATGTTAGGTCAACTTGTTAATGATGAGGAGCTTAAGTCATTAAGTGATTTGTACGAGCAAAAAGCAAATCAGTTAAACTCTACAGTTACAGAATTTACATCTGTTCAAGATAAGATCAACATTAAGAACCAAGTTAAAGCTCTTCGTACAAGATCTGAAAGGATAGCTATGGCCCTTGGTGAGGGTGTGATGACAGATAAGCTATTCCAAGACCTTTTAAACTTTGAAATCAATGGGCAAGATGCTACAAAAGATAACATCATTCCTATAGAACAAGTTCAAAAGTTACGTAGCTATGGTATAGATGCAAACAGATTGAATGAAAGAAAGAAAACAGCATCTGATGCTTATGATAAACTTTCTACAAAAGAAGGGTTTGAGAAGTATTTTGAAGAGGCTGAAGAAATAGCCTCTGATAAAGAGGCTGTAGCAAAAGAAGAAGAAGAGGAAAAGAAGCCTGAAGTAAAACCAGAAGAAAAGAAAGAGCCTACATATAAGAACAAAGCTGGTTTAGAAGAACCGCTTGAGAAAGGAAGAGAATACCAAATACCTAAAGCTAAGGTGGCTTCTATAAAGAAGATAGCTGATGATAGATGGGAAGTGTCATATCCTGGAGGAGTTCCTGCATTCTATAAATCACAAGAAGACGCTAAGCTGGCTGTTGATGATGCTAACGCTGAGTTAGGCAATCTTCAGAAGGTGAAGGTTTTAGGATTTAATGAAGATGGATCTATTAAGGTGGAAAACTTAAAGGGTGATATAATCAAAATTCAACCATCTAGGCTTGCAGGATATGAGAGAGTTGAAACTAAAGAAGAGAAGTTTTCTAAAGCTGCTGGTAATATAAAAAGACAGCAAGAAGAACTTGAAAAAGAAAGTGGTAGTGTTATTTCTACAGAAACTTTACCTCGTGGACCAGAAGGTAAACTTAAAGAAGGAAGTGAATATTTTGCTTCTAGCACAGGTGTTTCTGAAGCTGCAGAAGATATCACTCAAACAAGTCCACATGTAATTAGATCTAGGGTGTTTTTGAACAATGTTAAAAACTTCAAGAACAGAAACAAGATTAGGACATTCCTAGTTACTCCAAAACAATTGTCTGCTCTTGGATTAGATGGACTATTAGAATTGCAATACAATGGATCAGAAATTGAGAATGTAGACAATACAGATTTAGGACTGGTTGCACAGGTGTTTGTTGAAGAAGATGGTAGTAAGATATATTTTGTAGATGAGAAGGGTGAGCGTATAAGTGAGGTGAATGGACAACCTACTGATATGGGTAGAATAGTGTTTAAACCCATGTCTACAACAAGTATATACTATAATTATAAAGATGAAAAAGGTAATCCTGTCCCAAAATATAGAGAAGGGGAAAAGGAAATCTTTCAAGCATATGCTAATAGTTGGGGAAAAGAAAGAACAATCTTGTTTAACAAGGCTGCATTCCCAATTAAACTTTACAAGTTTAAGATATCAAGAGGTGTTGCTAAAAAGAATACTATAAATGGTGAGGTTGAAAGAACACAAGCTGGTGGCACTATTCTTCCTGAAAGTAAAATAGCAACACAACAAGGGCTTATTGTAATCAATGATGAAGGGTTCATTACACATCAAGGGAAAAACATTGGTTGGCCTAAGGGTAACCCAGCTATACAGTTTGCTGATACGCTAGAGTTTTTAAATAACAATAAGTTTAGTCGCAACAATGCTACATCAGTTTATCAAGTGATAAAGGCTTTTGCTGATGACATAATGAAGCAATACAATGCTGGTAAGGAAATTAAGTTAAATAAAGGATATATAACCTACCTACAAAACGTTTTATACTATCGTAGGAAAGGAGGAGTGGCAAAAGAAAGTAACCAATTTACAATAGACACAGAAACAATGTCTTTGCTTTTTGGTGGAAAGTCTTATAAGCTTGACGAGATTGCTAACAGTGAATCAGAAATGATAGAGCAGTTGACAAACACCTTTCATAATTTAAATTCATTTACATTAAAAGACAACTTTTACAAACCATTCTATGAGTATGTTTATGAGAATGGTGCACTAAAAGAAGTTGAGTGGGCAAACTATCAGTCTTATCTGCTGTCTTCAAAACAACCAGATGGTAAGTCTAGGGGAGTTAAAGAAACACCTTATGTTACAAATGTAGCTAAGCCTACACCAGCAGTACCATACTCATTTGAACAAAAATACACCACACTACTTGATTTTGAATTCCCTCCAATAGAGATGCCTAAAGCTGCTCCTGCTGCAAAAGCTGAGTCTGGTGTTGTTAAGGTGGGTGAGTATGATATGAGTGGGAAGGGTGTATCTAATGAATACCCTTCTTCGTTCGGTCCTGTTAGTTTTACAGGAAAAATAGTAAATGGATTACCATCAATTGAGGTGGTAGAGAATGATACAGTTAGAAAGGTTGCAGAAGATAGTGAGTTTGTACAAGCAACGGTTGTTCCTACATTAAAAAATCTAAATCAGTTTAATGAAAACGCAACAGATGTACAATCAGTTGCTGACTGGATGCAATTAGTTGTTGAGTCTAAACTTCGTGAGCTTCAACAAGCTCCTACAACAGCTGCTACATTCACCCCCACCACTCCTTATGGTACACCAACAGGTGCTCCTATAACAACAGCTGTTTCTACAGATGCTGCTAAAGCTGATATAGAAAGAAGAAGACAAGAGGAATTATCAGGTATAAGATTTAGAGAGAGGAACAGTGATTCTGCAAATCTTGGTTCTAAAACATTTGAAGCAGAGTTGAAGAGAATGATGGCTGTTAGAAAAGAAGAAGGTCAAAAAAATATTGATGAAGAATATTTAAAAACATTAATAGAAGAAAGACATAAAGATACTAAACAACTTAAGTCAGAAATTAATGCTAAATATGACGCAGAACTAGCTGCTCAAGAAGGAGCTAAACCTGCTGAAGGATTTGATGTAAATGATGCACTTCCTCCTTCAGATAATTACATGAGGATAGGTGTTAATCAAGATGATGTCCCAATGACAGATGCTGAGCTTGAGTTCTTTAAAAAGTTTCATGCTGAGAAAGTTCCTGGTATTCCTTTTGAAGTATTAGATAATGTAGTTACTACATATGATAACGAGAAAGCTTTTGGTGTATTTGAGAATGGTGTAGCTAAGTTTCACAAGCTTGCTCCTGCCACAACTCCCTATCATGAAGTAGGTGAAGGTATATGGAAAGCATTTCTCACTCCCGAACAAAGACAATTAATCCTTGATGATGAAAAGGCTAGGTCTGGTCAGTTTACAGATAGAGCTTCTAAAAAGAAAATCTATTATGCTGATGCTACAGACCAACAGCTTAAAGAAAGAATTTGGGATGATTATGCTGAGTTTAGAGTTGGTAAGATAAAAGCTAAATCTTTAGGCCAAAGAGTTCTTGCTTTCTTCAGAAGCATTATGGAATTCTTCAAACAGTTTGTACAGAAACCTTCTATAAAGGAACAACTGTTTAAAGCAATTGGTGCTGGTAAGTTTAAAAGCTACAAGGTTTCTGAAGGCGTAAGAGCAGATGCTCCTGAATATATGCGTATCCCTGGACTTACAGAGAAGCAGGCTTATAATTTTGTACAGGACATGGTTATTCGTGCTGGAAGAATTATGTTTGGCGGAAGTAAGATGTCTATATATAAACTTGACGAAGCTTCTGGAGAAGGAGTTTTTGATAAAATTGAAGAAGAATATATAAGAGAAAACAAGAGGCAACAGTTATCTGATGCTGCTTGGGTAATGCTTAAGAAAAGAACAATAGAAAGCCTACGCCCAATAGGTATAAACATAACAGATGACGATGTTACAAACATCAATGCTGAAGGAACAACTGGTCTTGGGTATGCCCCAGAACCATTCTCAGTTAACTGGAAAAAGAACTCTCCATATGCAATTAAGTTTTTGGCTTATTCAATGCCTAAAACAAAACCTACAAATCAACAAAACTCATCATCAATTAGACTTCCAGAAAGAGAATTGAGTGATGATGTAAAAGGATTAAAGATGGCAGGGTATGGAAGGATTATGGGTACGCTTTTTGATAAGCTATCTAACACCACTGATCCAAAAATAATGGTTAATAAACTTATTGAGTTAGCTAAATATGATGCTGACTTTGTAAGGTTTTATCAATATATTGGCGGTATAATATCTAATGATAAAACAACTGTTTCTGCAGGAGTTGATTTTAATAACTTTAAAGGCGAAGACTGGAGATTGTTTATCAATTTCTTCCAGACATTCAGCTTACAAAAACCTGAGGCATATATACAATATGTTACAGGAGCTCAAGTTTATACACAGCCTGCCAATCAATTCACTGCTGCTAAAGAAATTGAGTTTGGATGGTATCAAGAAATAAAAACTCTATCACAAGATCCTACATCATTAGTGGTTTATGATAGAGAAGCAAAGACTTATAAGGTTGATGTAGATAGTAAAGATAAAAATGGTGAATTTAAATACCCCACCTCAGTACCAAAAGGACCTACTGCACAAATTGAGTTTCTTAAAAAGATTGGTATTGACTTTGGACTAGCTGCCTATGCTAATTTAAAAGATGAGGGAGTTGACAAGTTTTCAGAAGCTGTAGGAGATATATATGCATATTTAAAGAAAACAAAAGAGATTGGTAAGATTAGTGGAAAAGAGTTAGGTATTAATCCTCAAGTGGCAACCTTATCAAATCTGTTAATACAAGCAACAAACCCTATTCAAGAAAGCACCTACCCAGGAGTGGATGGTACAAGGCTACAATCTTATACACAGAACAACTATAGCTCTGTGTTTGAAAATAAGTTTAATAGTGTAAATAGCTTAGAAGATTTAATTAAAATAAGACCAGAACTTCAAGATGTGTTCTCTAAGAACAGTGTTGTTCTTATGAACAATGGATTATTTTATAATGCTGAGGGTGAAAGAATGAAGCTTTTTAAAGTTTCATACATTCAGGGTGAACTGATTAATGATACAAATAGTGGAACAACTACAGCTGATCTTACGCTTGGCCTTAGGATGACACAAGAGATTAATCAAAACCTTAATGGTAATTATTACATATTACTTCCAGCAGACTCAGCTACAGAGTGGATGTTGAATCTTGGTAATTACATTACGTTTGAAGAGGTATCAACTGGTAGATCTTGGAATAGAATATACAAGGTGTTTAAGGGGTATTTGATGGATGACATAAACCTTGCACTTGATTGGGAGAATAGATCAAAGATTAAAAATGTTGGCAATAAAGCCAAAGAACTTCGTTTCTTTAAGGAAATACTCTCAACCTTTGATAAAGAAGGAAACCTTATTCCTTCAAAAACACTCACTGGAATTAATAAAAGAATTGAGGAAGGTCAGTCTATTGATCAGATAATGGAATATGTTAATAATAAAGATGTCTTAGAAAGCATTAATGCTTCAGTAAAAACGGCTATTGAAGAAAATGTAGAAAGAACAAAAGACATATTGATGTCAGAAGGACAGATTACAATACTTCCTAAGTTTGAGGATGCTGCACCAACTACATATTCTTATTTGAAGCTAGACAATAAGTTTGCTAGTAAGAGAGATGTAGGATTGAACAAGTTTAACCTATCAGAGGAAGAAGTTAATAACATTCTAACCTTTGCTAGAGCAAACTACATGATTGCTAACATAGAGTTCCACAAAGTTCTATTTGGTGATCCCTATCAGTTTAAAGTGAAAGATGGTATTCTTGACGAACTTAAGCGTATTAAATCATTTGGTTCTCCAAGAAGAACTACGTTTGACACTCCTGAATATAATGCCTCTTTAAATATTGAAGAAAATACAGTGGCAGGCGAACTTCTTGATCCTGAGGAGATTGGTTATCACCTTTATAAAGACTATGCTAGAACAGTTACATTTGAAGATGTTGAATTCTCTACAGATAACTACCCAGATGTAAATGAGGGGGATGCTGATTCCTGGTTGATGGATGCTGCTTATAAAGAACTTAAGCTTAAAAATGGACAATGGCCTCAAGAAGCTGAAGATTTTCACCAATGGCAAATGGCTTACACAAGGCAGAATATGCCAGGCTATCAATATAAGAGTGAGTCTCTAAAGAAACATGACACAGACCTCCTTAAGAAACCTGAGCCTGTATTTGTAATAGAAAAACTTAAACCTGTTGTCACTGGATCAAAAGCTGGTAGTACAAAAATAGACCTTGTAGTTGATAAGTTTGCACAACTTCCAATATATTATAAAGCTGTTCAGCGTAGAAACCTAGCAAAGCTTTATGAGAAGATGTGGAATGCTAAAGCTGATTATGGCATAATGGTTAGTGGTAGAAAGCTTGGTGCTGAAAAACTTCAAAGTTTATATGATAATAGCAATGAATTTAACGAAACTCCTTATGATAACTTTATTGATGTTCCTTGGGACACATTAGGTATTCAGGTGGAGAACTCATATGATCATGAAAAGGATCAAACCTGGGGATCTCAACCATCAAAGATATCCAGTATGGATATGTTTAGTGATGGTGAAGAAGCTATGCCTGGTGCAAGGAAAGCTTATGATACATACGTAGATGCCACAAAGAGGTACCATTTAAATAAATACCAACAGTTTCTTAATAAGCTTGGATTGGAAGATCTTGGTAATAGCTTCCGTCTAGTTGATCCAACTGCTGTAGCAAACACTCTTGAAGGAGAATTGTTTAAAAGACAACTTTCTGAGAATGTGAAATATGCAATTAAATTGGATGAGAACAATCAGTTCCCTATTCCTTTTGAAGCATCCACTCACTACAAGCAAATAAAGGACATCCTTTATTCAATGATTAATAAGTCTTTGGTTAGTCCTAAATTGAACGGTGGTCCTAAACCATTGTCTTCTGTAACTCTTTGGGAAAAAGGAAAAAGAGATCCAAATGCAGTTAATCCAGAATTAAAGTTTTATACTGAGGGCAGTCCATATATTGAGATACTGCTTCCTTATAAATATAGAAATAAGTTTAATAAGAGGAGATTCCCAACAGATGAATCAGTTTTAGAATACTTAAATAGTTCAGAGGAAGGAAAGAAAATCATCAGAGGTGTTGCCTTCCGTATTCCTTGTGATGCACAAAATAAGATTGAAACATATAAAATAGCAGGATTTCTCCCACAGTTTATGGATGTTGTAATTGGTCCATCTGAACTTGTAACAAAATCTGGTCTAGACTTTGACTTTGATAAAGAGAACATGTATCTAAAATCTATATATGTAGATAAGAATGGTAATGTTCGTTTAGTTAAATATCTTAACTCTGAAGAAGAAACAAAAGAGTTCTTTGGTAAGGTGTTTGACGATAGGCTTGATAAGAAGAAAGTTAACAAAGCTGAGCTTCTTGATGCTTTGCAAATTCTTGATCTAGGACTTGATGATCCAAACAATCTAGTAAATAAGTATTCAGAACTTCTTGATATTTTATTAGAGGACACTACGCCAGAAGATAGAGCTGACACCCTTGTGCAAGAACTTGAAAAGCTTGGGAATGCTGATTTACAAACTGCTTTAAGGGAAAAGTACGTAGATGATATGTACAACCGTGCTCTTGAGAATGATTACATTCAAGCTCTTGAAGACATGCTTGTTCTTCCTGACAATTTTAAGAGAAGACTTGTTCCAACAGATGATGCTGGATTAAAGAAAGAATCTGAAGATATAAATGACCTTAGAGGAACAGGTAAGCAGAATATTAAAAATAGGTTATTAGATGGTGCATTTATGACCAGCTCTAGGCACTTCTTCTCAATGGGTAAGAAGTGGGTTGGTATTGTTGCTACAAACATTACATCACACTCTTTGTTCCAAAAGACAAAGGTGACATTAGATACATCTAGATTTAGTCAGCTTACTGATTTTGAAAAAAAGATACTTGGTGATGGTAAGATTGTTCTTCCACATAACAAAACAAAAGTTAATGGGCAAGAAAGAGTGTCACTATCTGGAACTAAAACTGCTGATGGTAATGATTTCTACATCTCTGATAGACTTGCTGGATATGGTACAGCTGTTGTGGATATAGTTAAAGATCCGTTTATAACAGATATTGTATATTCTGATTTATTGATTAGTCCAGCCATATTCCTTGAAAGAATAGGCTCAGGAAAATATGTTTCCAAATTTTTAAACCAGCCTATTATTAGAAAATATATATCTATAATAGAATCAAAAGGAGAAAGAGGGTTATTTAATCAAGGTAATATAGATGAGGTTAGTCAATTTTTCCCAACAACAACTGGGTTAATTCGCAGTGTTGGTATAGATATAAACAATCTTGATGGTAATATTAAAAAGTATGCTACAGGAACTCTCACTGAGGAACAGAATGCTGAACAGCACAATATACTCAAGGAGTTTATGAAATACGCTAAGATGGCTCAATATAACTTTAAGCTTACACAAGCTATAAACTATGATACATCTAGATTTAAAAACTCAAATACGTTCTCAAGAAAAAATACCAAAACAGAAATAGCTCAACAAAAAAACATATTTTGTTGTGCAGAAGATATTCTTAAAAACTCATTCATAGAGAACCAAAGAGAGCTGATTGATTTTTCAATGTCTTCTATGGGAGAGCTGATTAAAACAGAACAGGATGAGTTTACAATTATAACTGATTCAGTTATAGGCCCTTATGAAGAAGTTGAGTATATGACAGATGAAAGCTTTGAGAAAATAGCAAGCAAGGCTAAGGCAAGTTTTCTTGATTTCATTATACAAACTAGTTCTAAACTGAATGAAGAACTTGTAGAGCTTACACTAGGTGATGATTCTGTAGCAAATCAATTAGCAAGAGCTAAGAAGAAATACTCTAATATAAAGATTCTTGAGGATCTTGAGGTGGTAAGTTCTGATATAGAAGGTGGTGCAAAAAGCGTTAAGCTTAGAGTGAGAATAACTGATCCTGTTGATGAAAACATATATACAGAAAATATGAGAGAGTTGTATGACGTTGATCCTCAACTGTTTAACAACCTTTTAAAGCTTTCCATTATACAAGGCACTTATGATTCTAGTATATCTATAAGAAACATCATTCCTCCAGAGAAGTATTCTGAATTTGTAAAGCCTATTATTGATTCTTTGGCTCCAACATTAGATGTACAAGCTTTCTCAAAAGGAAGTTTCCAAAAGAACAACTGGAAAGATAATGATGTTGTTCCTGTTGCTAATATAAAGTTTATGTTAGATGAGGATGTTATGCCATACGAAGACCAATATGGTAATGAGTATAGTAAATACAAATCTCCATCGTTTGTAGAAATAGAAGGGGTTGGGATTGATAGTGAGCTAGATAGAAGAATAATGCTTCTCAGTCCTAAATATAACTCTACAGACATCCAGTATGAATTTTTAAAGGTGCGTAGAGTCACTACGGTTAATAAAAAAACTGGAGAAAAGATAGACATACAAACAGGGGTGACAATCACTGATGCAAATATTGTAAACAGGAGAAATCTAGGAGACTTTTCTGTAGATGAGGTGTATGGGTATCAGAAAATGAGAGATGGTTTAGGTAATCCTGTAACAACTTCAGATGGCAGATATGTATATAAACAAGTTAATCTATTAGGAGACGGTGCTTTTGCATCTGAACATTACACAGACAATAGGCCATCTATATACAACAATGGTTCTGTAAAGGTGGAGGATGAGATTTCTGATGGAGATGTAATTAATTTCTACAAACCTGTAGCAAAGGCTGAAAAAGAAGTTGTACCTTCGCAACCTGTAACAGAAGCTAATAAAACAACTAGGATTATGTCTGACGCTGATGTTCAAGCATATGATACTTATTTGAAAAAATCTGGTGGAATTCTTCCAAAAGAGTTCTTTACAGCAACCACTACGTTCAAAGAGTTTTATAATCCTGCAACAGGCAGGCGTGAGAAAGCTCCTCAAACTTCTAAGTGGTTATTGCAAAACAACGGATTATACAATCTTATAGATAAGGATAGTGGGGAAATATATATTACAGATGTAGATTTGAAAACTGGAATGAAGACAGTTTCAGAACCTACACAAACTGGTATTACTACACCTTTTGGAAAACTTAAGTTGAAAGATGGTAAAGAATATCTAATCTCTGATATAAATGCTCAACTACTAGAAAGTATAGGATATAAACCTTCTGAAATTGGTAAACTATTAAAATCAATCTGTTAACATGGCAACTTGTCCAAATATAAATCTTGAAAGCTGGGAGAACTTAGTAGTCGCTAGAGGTGAGGATACTGCTTACTATCTATGGGATGTTTACAATGGAAATATTCCAGAATCAGAAAGCAAATCAGAAATTATAAAGAGTGGATTAAAGTCTACAAACATTCTAAGATCTCCTAAAGCAGACCAATTCTTTGCTTCTGTAGCTAAGAATAAAATTTCTGGTGAGTTCTTTTGGAAGAAGATGCAAGCTGATCTTGGTATTCCTAAGGATCAAGTGGAGCTTCTTAAGTCATTTAATACAGAAGATCGTAATGAATTGGTTACTAACATGTTAGCTAATTATAGCTTTGCTATTGAGATTAACACTTCTTTAGATAAAACTACAGTTAATTCAGATGACTTAATGTTTGATAATGAAGGTGGTTGGGAAGCTTTTTATATAGGTGATGATAAATATTTAACATCCACATATACACCTGAATTTTATGGGGATGAAGGAAGTACTACTTATTATAAAAATAAACAAATTATTACTGAGAAAGAGTATATAAAAGCTAGAGAAGATAAATTTACTAATAAAATAAAAACGCCTTCTAAATATTATTCTAACCTAACAGTTCCAGGAGGAACTAATTATACAGAGAATGAAATAGCTACACCAGCTATTACACCAAGTATAAAAGGACATGCTCAGTTTGCTACAGATAAAGGAATAGGTTGGTTTAGAGCTGATGATTCTGTAGTTGGTATTCAAAATAGAAAAGCATTGCCTCAAGAAATTGAAGAAATAAGAGATACTGAAGGTGCTCAAGCAGCTAAAGAATTAGAAAAAAATGGAATTCCTGATACTGGAGGAGATGTAACTAAAACTCGTAGAATACTAGAAGTACAATCTGATTTGTTTCAGAAGGGTAGGGGTAAAGAAATACTTACTGGCAAATATGAAGAAGCAAGACTTGTAAAAGGATATCCTCAATATAATTTACAAAAAGAAACTAAAGAAAATCAATTCCTTCAACTTCTAAACCAAGGATCTAACTGGGTAACATTCTTTGTTAAATCTATCATCCAGGATTCTGCTAAGAAAGGATATGAGAAAGTGTTATTCCCTTCTGGTAATACAGCTAGTAAAGTTGAAGGACATACAACATTAGAAGAGTTTAAGAAGCAGAAAGAAGATAGGATTAACCAACTTGAAAATAAAAAATATGAATCTTTTCCATTAAAAAATGGAAAGTTTACAGATAGGTCAGGTTTAAAAACTTATGAAACAGCAGAAGAAGCTAATGCTTTAAGTATTAAACAAGATTTAAATGAAATAAATCAACTTAAACAAGAACTTGAAAGAGTGGAAGGTCCAGAAGGATTTGGAGCATTAAAACCTATTTATAATTTTTATGAAAACACTGTAACAAATGTTCTCAACAAACAATATGGTAAAGAGAATGTAAAGCAAGTTACAGATGAGTATGGTAATACATGGAATGAGATAGATATTGTTCCTGAGAGAGAGCAGCAGCCTATTCTTCTACAAAAGAAAGGAACAGAAACATCAACAGCTTCTCCTGCTACAATAGCCATGTTGAAAGACTTCACCAAACGTATTGGTGTAGACATTAAACCTATGCAACAGATTGTTGTAAATGGTGTGAGACAGGATGCTAATGGTGCTGCTCTCATTATGCAGAAGCTAATACAGGTGGTAGAAGGTAAAGAAGCCTCCGCCCTTCCTGAGGAAGCTATGCACTTTGCTGTAGAAATCATAAAACAAACAAACCCAGCTCTTTATAAGAAGCTTCTTAAGGAAATAAATAACTACACTATACTTAAGCAAGTGTTTGCTGACTATGCATCTGATCCTTCTTATCAAACAAAGGAAGGTAAGCCAGATGTAGTGAAGCTTAAAGATGAGGCTATAGCTAAGGTGTTAGCTGAAACTGTAATTAAAAGAACAGAAGGCACTACAGAAAAACCTGAAAACCTTGAGAAAGCACTTAGTTGGTGGGAAGAAATAGTTGACTGGCTTAAGAATCTATTTGTTAAAAGTGGATTTGATAGAGCAGCAATGGATATCATATCTGGAAAAGCTATTGGTACAGCAGATGATATTAGGGCTAGTATTGATACAGTGTTTCTTCAACAGGCTAGTGATCCTCAGACAACCATTATTAATAAGATAAGAGATGTTGCTTCTAAGATAACAAAGAAAACAGTTGTGGAAGATGGTGAAGAGGTTGAGAAGTATTTTATAGACGGTAATGTAATTAATAGAAGAGTTACCCAACTTGCTAAAGATTGGTACTCAAGACAGCGTGATCAAAAAGATCTTACCAAAAGTGAGTATCAAACAGCACTGGATGATCTTAAAAAGGAAAAAGGTACACTAGGTCATAAATATCTTGAGCTAGCGTTTAAGATGTTTGTAGATGAAAATGGATTTGTAAGAGATGTTCCTTTAGATGAGGCTGACGCTTTATCAAAAATACCAGCTCCAGAAAGGGCTGTGTTTAATGTTCTTAGGGGTAACCTTGAAGAAAGAATTAACACTATTAATGCAGAAGGTGGTGGTAAAGTGAGATTCCTATCTGAAGTTACTATATATGATCCTAAAAGATCC